GGGTTGGGCAGGATTTACGGACATGGGCTGGGCCTTTTGTTGGGTTGCTTGTAAACGCTGAATATGATTACAAAGCTAATGGATCAAAGATATTAAAAATTGATATAATAGCAGACTCCTCTCAATTTTTGGAAGGGGGTGGCTCACCCCACCTTCCAGAGGGAGCACAGAGAGTAGACTGCCAAGGGTATTCTGATCCAATACTCCTTTCTCAAAAAGGTGGCAAACACCCAGACGCAGACGAGCCTTCTAAAAAAACAGGGTATAAACCTCAGACAGAGGAGGTAGGCCCAAGTAGTAATTGTACCGAAGTTATGTATGTGTCTGTAAAGCCAATTCATGATATTGTTGATCAAGCGATTTTACGCTATGTAGAATCAGCAACTCATTTGCCAGGTAATGTATTATTATTATTACCAAATTTAGATGATATATTTAAAGAACAAGTACAGGTATCAAAAGACGCTCTTCCTGAGATAGGACCTGGGTGCGAGGATAATGCAGTGCCTGAGGCTCTTGCAGCACTAGTCACAGCCAATAATACTGTACTCTGTGATTTAGGATTTACTTTACAAGAAATGCCTAAAGGGGATCAAACAAAAAATGAAACAACTGATACTCTTGATGTAAAAAAACAGGAAGAATTTGACGATGCGATTTGTGCTTTTCAGCACCAATTAGAAAGTACTAATGCATTAGCCCAAATAAGTAGCCAAGGGTCACCTAATTTTCACGCACCGCTTAAAAAGATATTAGATAATATCACTAAAGCTGCGGCAGATAAGTACGCTCTTGAATTTGATTACTTTTTTGAAAATAATTTACAAGTATTGAAGTTTTGGAAAGAGCAGGGTATAATTTCAGATGATGGTATCGCTGCTTTTGTAATAGGCGAGAAGCGTCTAATTCATACATTTCTTTATCCTCCTGTGAGTGTTTACGCCCAGCCCCCAGAGTACGCAACTAATGATAATTATGATACTTTTCATGGGGGTTATCAAAGTAAAATGAGAGAGCTTTCTCACAAACCTTATAACGATTATGATTTTTCTTTTGGAAATCCAAGTGTAGTTTCTGATGAGTTTGCATTAACGCCAGGATCAGAGGCCGCATCAGAGGTAGAGAAAAGCAATATACCTGTGTTTAAGAGTGGTGTGCCCAATTCAAATATACTAAGTTTAAATTTTAAAGATAATAATTTGTACTTTACTATGTTAAATTTTGCATCTCACCAACAGGTAACTACTGCCCTTAAAAGTGGAATGAAAAAAGCTATTACAACTACTTATGCTAAAGATATTCAAAATATTAAGAAAGCAATAAGTAATTGGTTAGACGATGAGGGAGCTGACGCTATTCAATCATTAGCCCAAGAGCTAGATCCACAATTTGCTGAGGCCGCAAAACAGGCGGGAGTGGATGATGTCGCCGCAGTATTGTTAAATGGTATGAAAAGTGATAAACGAAAGGGTGAGCTTAGTGTGGAATTATTACCTCAAGAAGCTAAGAACCCAGCTCAATTAGCATTATCCATGCTACAGTATTGGTATAGTTTGGCAGTAAATATTTCAATTACAAGTTTACCAATGTTCCATATTTCAAATATAAGTAACTTAAATAAGAAAGCTCTTGTCTTTATTAAAGAACCCCAGATGATGGGGATAAATCAAGACCCAGACCAAGCACTTACTAGAAAGTGGCTTTCTGGATTATATAGAATGTATGGTTTTAAACATATCATTTCTGGCAAAAAAGTAGAATCATCATTTGAATTAACTAGGATACCTGTAAAGTCTGAATGGACCTAGGAGTATAATAATTTATGGTAACTGTTAAAAAGGGTATTGTTTCGAGTAATATTGATTATACAGGGACTGGTAGATTTTATGCTGATATTCCTGGTATAGGAAATGGGATGCTGATTACTTATGTAAGCCCTGCTCATTCCCCTGGGTCTGGGTTTGTTATGATTCCAGAGGAGGGGGCAGAAATACTAGTACAAAGTATTGGGGATGGAAACTGGTATTACATGGGTACAGTTGTTCGTCCACCTGTTAGAAAGCAATCAAAAGAACAAAACGGTGGTGGTGGAGATAGTCACGGACAATCTCAGACAGCAACTGAGCACAACAGGGTACATGCAAATAATAGCTGTCAATATGAAACACGCGGTAAACCTCAGATAATGGCTATTAAGTATGATATTGGTGGTATTGCTATATCCAAAGAATCTACCCCAGAGTTAAAAAATCATTATATCGCTATGGAGGCTAACTCGGGAAAAGAATTTAAAATTGAAGACAGCCCCAAACAAGACAGTCTTATAATTAAAAATGAACACGATGATATGATACGCCTCTCTGCTAATACAGCAGAGGAAGCAGAGCATACTCCAGTAAGGGGAGTTGATATTCGATCCACAGGGGATCACACATATGAATGTACTGAAGGAACTACCCAACATATTGTATTCGATGGAAGAGAGTTAATATTAATTAATTGCTCACAGGGGACTAATAAAGCTAGTGCTGATGGTACGGGAAGTGAAGATCAATGGGGAAATATTGATCTTGAAAGTACGCTTAAAGATATTAATATTCTTGTAGGCACAGAAGCTGATGATAATATGATAAATCTTTTTGCTATGGGAAATAAGTCTAAAATCCAAATAAACAGCAAAGATGTTATTGTGGCTATTGCTGACGGTAATATAACTATAACTAGTAAAAAAGCAGTAGATATAATAGCTGAAGATAATTTAAATTTACAATCTAAAAGCGGTTCAATTAACTTAAAAGCAGCAAGTGATATAAAAATACAGGCTGGCGGGTCAGTAGGTATAGATGGTAGTCCTATGATTAATTTAAATGAGGGTGTTGGTAATAATGATGGGGCTACAGAAGTAGAGATAGAAGATAACGATTACGACCACCCAAGTAATAGAAATAGCTTAGGTCCACCAAGGAATACACCAGTATAGGAAAAAATTATGGTAAATGTTGAAGATTTATTAAAAATACAAGCAGCCAACCCTGGTCAGGGTATATTAAAAACTACTGGAACGGTGTATGGTGTGCCCTCTTGTTTGCTTAACATGACTGATGATCTTTTGGGTCTTTTACCCTCAGATTTATTATGGGGACTTGATGAAATACTTGGTAATGCTGCTGGTGGCGCGTTTAACTACCTTCTTCAATTTTTGAATTGGATTTTGCGGATTCTGGGGATGAAAATGGTCGAAACTCCAAATGGGTTTCAAACTATTCAAATAGGAAGTAGTTTGTTTGGAATAAATCCTTTTGATATGGGGGGTATTTTGGGTGGAGGGACTGGCGCTGGAGGTTTATTAGGGGGCTTGCAAAGTGTTTTGGACGATGCTGGACAGCTATATGGTAACCTTGCTGGGACATACGACCAATTCCAGCAGCTTAAGAGCTGCCTGGACCTCCTACAAGCCAACTTGAACAGTAAGCCTGAGTCCCTGGCTGGACAACTTCACGAGGCGGTACAGAGCGATCCTGGGGTCCTACAAGCTCTTGTAGGAACACACATTGCCAAGATTGATGGGGCTCAGGAGTTTATTAAGAGAGCTGCCGCAAGTAAAGTGGCTATTGCTAAGATTTTAAGAGAACGAGCACTAAATCCTGAATTAGAGCCTTGCTTTCTTCCTCAATTTGCAGAACTATTTGAGGGAACTGGAGTTAGGATTTGTGTAGAACAAGAAGATGACAAGTTAGAAACTCCATTCCGTCTTGTTTTTGGCCCTCCTCAAAGTACAAAAGGACAATTTCTATTAACTGCTGACGGGCTGTATTATGATTCTCAGACTGGTGGTCTGGATGATGTTGGTCTATATCTATCCTCAATGCAGTTGGAAGATATAGGGGATAAATGGAAATTTGAACATGATCCCAATGTCGGTGGTAAAGGTGTTCAACTTTCTTTGGATAGTATAACTGAGTATGTAGATACTTTGTTTGATCCAGCGTTAATTGATGATAGTATTTATTTACAAAAGTATTATGATAATGATACATTTATTGAACATTTAGAGGGACAAAAAAATAAATTAGTTTATGATCTATCTTCTAGTTTAACACAGCTAATTGCTGATGAGGGTGCTGATTCTGCTATTGTTGTAAATGCTAGACAATCTTTATACTCTGAAATTGGTAGACATAATGATAAACTTAATCGCCGTAAAAAGCAAATCGAAATTAGAGTAAGAACTCCTCAACTCTTTGATCCTGATAATATTCTAGGTTTGGCTGTGTTTCCTGGGGAAATTCCTGTAAATGATTTTTCGTATTTAGGAAAACTGAATATCGGAATTGCTCTTGAAAAGCAACAAAAACTTGTTTTTGCTGCTGCTGAAGTAGAAGGGATCGTTTTACCTCTTACTCCTAAGTTTGTAAAAGCGGAACCAAAATCTGAATCACTACAGGTAAAACATCTTACTATCCCTACAATTGGTGATGGTGGGATTATACATTCTGCTAGTGCTGCTGGGGACGCTTCGGCACAAGCACATATTTTGAACTTAGTTGATGAAATTACGACTGAGGGATTAATAGCAACTTATAATTTCTTAGGCAGTGATACAGTTGCTCCATCCTCAACGGAGTACTTTGTAACAAACTCTACGGATTTATCCATCTCTAGTAATGCCAAACTTGTGGCAAAGTCCTCTGAGTTTGTATTCGCATCTGGTCTTGGGATTCCCTACCTAGGTGGAATTGCTGAGTTTAACCAGACCACCCCCTTCCTCCCATCTGGGGTGGGGAGCTATGTTCGTCTTCCTGACATTCCCGATTTCAGGAATTTGACCTACGGACTTAATGGATTCTCAGTTGAGACTTGGATTCATGTTCCAACTCTTTCGTTAGCGGCTACTGGAGCAGACGGGTGGAATGATGCAGGAGCCTCTTCGCTCCATCGCTTAGTTCTATCGTGTGATAATGTTGGTGGAAATGTTACTTCTATCAATCCGTCTTCAACACTCAATAGTTTTGGATCTCAAAAGACGAGAGGACTTGTTATGGGCTTTACTAAGGATAGGCAGATAACTTCGGAACAAGGGCCTAGTAATTTACCAGCCGACCACACGGCATTGCGTTTTTTCGTGGCTCCGACGCAATCCATTAATGCCTCTGCTGCTTCGTTTATAGCGGAGGGAGGGGCTGACGGCTGTACGGCCTCGACAAAATGGTTAAATGCTTCTGTGGATGTTACGACCTCAACTACGGCAGGTACATCATTTGAATCTGCTTCTTCTACTTTTGTTAACGCCACTATGGTTGCAGATCCTAAAGTTAATGAATTAAGATTCTATCTAGATGGTAACCTTTTGATAACCTCATCTTTGTCCTATTGTTTTGGACAAAAAAAGCACTTCCCAGTAGCCGTTCCTACATTTACTCAGGGTAATAGTTTTGAGTACGGGGGTTCTTCAACTTCATGGAATGTTATTGCGCCCATCTTAGGAGGGGGGCCAAAATGGAACTTTGGTGCTGCCTATTCCTTTACGCCTTGGATTGTTGGAGGAGGATATACAGATGGTAATATGGTTGATGATAAGGGATTTCATTTTTTGAATGAGTATGGGGGTATAAGCAGCGGGCTAAAGGGCCATGTAGGAAGTTTAAAGTTTTATAAAAAACCCCTAAATAATAAAGAGGTACTTCAAAATTACGATGCTCAAAAAGGATTATTTAAGAATATTACAACATAATGGTAACAGTTAATGTTTATGGTAGGCCTTTAAGTAAGGCTATACAAGAAGGGATAAAATCCAAAGATGAGCGAATTTTTGGATTTGGTTTTCCATTGGGAAAGAGACTCTCAGGCCCTGCATTTTACAAAGCAGCTGATGTAGATCTTATTAAAAATAATTTATATCAGCTTTTGGGTACCGACAGAGGGGAGCGAGTAATGCTTCCTAATTATGGTATGAATTTAAGACGCTATCTTTTTGAGCCTCTTGATGAGATTACATTTGAGAAGATTAAGATGAACATTGTTTCTAATATTGCACAATATTTACCTCAATTGAAAATTCTTAGATTAGGTGTATTCAAACAAGATGGCGATGTAGGCTTTACTGGTTTACCAGGGTTTGAAATTAAACTAATTTTACAACTTAAAGATAATACTAATGTAATTTTTGATACACAAGTGGAGATAAGATAATGGTTTTTTCTGGGACAGTAACATCGGATTTTGAAAAGCTCGTAGTAATTCCAGACGCTAAGAAATCTGAATTTATTGATTTTGCGGCTACGGATTTTTCGACTATTCGAAATGCCTTACTTGAATATATCAAAGCAGTTTACCCGCTTGAATATAAAAACTTTAATGAATCAGACCTAGGTATAATGTTAATTGAATTAATATCTTACATGGGCGCAGTGATGTCTTTGAAAGCAGATATGCTTGCAAATGAAAACTTTTTACGAACGGCTAGAAATAGAAATAATATACAGAAATTGCTTGAATTAATTGGGGTTAAAATGAAAGGCCCAACTGCCTCAGTTGCACAAGCAAAACTAACTCTAAATTCTGATCCAACTTTCGGTGGTGATCTTTCTGACCCCACAAAACTAAAAATTCTCCCTTCTGATCGGACAATATCGGTTACTTCTCCCTTAGATGGTGGACCTGTGAACTATACTGTGTATAAAGTAGTGAATGGTCTGTTAGATTTAGCTAATGATGGGGGCTATATCGAATTGGATGGAGCTACAGAATCAGACAATCCTACTACGACCAGCAGCGTTTATACAAATCTGGCTTTATTAGAAGGAGGTTTAGTTACAGTAAATGGCACTTTTGATACAACTGATTCTATAAAGAAAATTAATCTAACAGAGAATCCCGTAATTGAAGGTAGTGTTGAACTATTTGTAGGAGGAACCTTAACTGCGGCATCTGGAGCTTATAAGCAAGTACACAATATCTTCTTTGCTTCTGGGGCAACGGATAATATTTTTGAAGTTGTATATGATGATGATTTTAAAGCAACTATAGTGCTTGGGGACGGGATTGCTGGGACATCTCCTCCAGCAGGCGCTAGTTATTATGCAACTTATCGCGTGGGAGGAGGGAAACGAGGTAATATACCCAGTGAGCATATTAATATTGCTATTAGTGTATTAGATGATACTATTCCAATATCATCAGATTTAGAAAATATTACTTTAGCTACAGGAGGAGCGGACGCTGAAACTACAGAACACGCTAAAAAGTATGCTCCCCTAACCTTTAGGAGACAAGATAGATTAGTAACCTTATTTGATTATACTGTTTTTTGTAATGCTTATGTTGGTCCTTTAGGAACAATTGGTAAAGCAAAAGCTGTTACAAGAAATGCGTTTAGTTCTGCCAATGTTATTGATTTATATGTACTTGAAAAAGCAAGTAGTTCTCAACTACAAAGAGCTACAACTTCTTATAAAAAAGCTTTATTAACTGCGGTTAATGAGAAAAAAATGATAACAGATGAAGTTGTACTTGTTGATGGGCTTATTAGAACCCTTGATTTAGTTGTCACTATTAAATTAGATAAAATACTTGCCCCCAAAGAAGAGAGTATAAAACAAGCAGCTAGAGAGAAAATTGTAAATTTCTTTATGGTTGATAATTTCGATTTCGGAAAAGCTCTTTCCTTGGCAGATTTAAATAGAACAATTTTTGAAATACCAGATGTGCGTTTCTCTTCTGTTGATAATCTTGATTATGATGTTAAAGTTGATTTTAATGAAATTATTCAACTTAATAATTTAACTATTAATGTTGACCTAGTTTGACCGATAAGTTCCCAGTATCCAGACCATCTATGGTCGGCCCTTCTAATAAGGCGAATTACAAAAGAAATTTTGTAAATGCTTTAGAAATTATTACGCCTGGGGTCTATCTTGAAGAGGATGTTGCACTTAGCTCCAATAGGCTTAATCCAATATCAGAAATACTAAACTCACATATGGTGGCTGCTAATAATGTCTCAGCTATAGGTCTTGGTATTTCTGCGACAACAAATTATGGACATCTAAGTAGTGTAGATGGGATTTCCAATTATTTTATTCCGCAAAATAGATTAACAAATATCTCTCCTTTCGATTTTGAAAAATATATACTCAAACCTAATAATTATAGGTTTAGTGATTTTACTTCTAGCGCAGATTTTAAAAACTTTGTTGATAGCACTCTACTTCCAAATGCAAGATTAAATACTCCCAACGCTGGCACATATGATAGTACCATTACAGGAACACATGAATACTTAATTAAGAATCTTTCTTGGTTGTACTTTTTGAACACCTCTGCTCACGGTAGTTTAGCCACAGACCCATCTTCTATTGTTAGTGACCTTATTGTTAAAAATATTTTTACAGGAGTTACTCTTACTTTGGAAGAGGCTCTCCCAGCATTTGCAGAGTATATTTGGAAAAATTACGAAACTTGTTCAACATTTAGAAGTCTTCAATTAATTCCTAATGATTTTCTAGCAGGCACAGGAACTTACACAAGCGGTACGCAGCAACTAGATAAGCTTAAAACTTTAGTTTCTGTTTTATATTCTAGTTCTGAAACTGATAAACAAGATTTACATATAAAAACAGCTTTTGATAATTTTATAACTGCGTCTATTATATTGGATGATACAGAATCCAATGGTCCTTTTTATAAGTTTATAAAAGCTTTAGGCTTTTATCTTTCTGATCTTAATGAAGAAACGCAAAAATTATCACTTATATATGATATACAGAATGTACCAGAAGAGTACCTTGAGTTAGTTGCTGAGTTAATTGGATGGAGATTCTTCGGGCCTGATCCTGATCGCTGGAGAGTACAGTTGCAAAGTGCGGTTAATATTTATAAAGCTACTGGTACTAAAAAAGCGTTGCAATATGGTATTGATTCAATTTTTGCGCAGGGAACTTATAATATAGAAAATAATATTACAGAGGTTTATGAATCCTATATTCCTTTTCTACTGTATTATGCTTTGGCAACAGAATCACCTCTCTACACTTCATTAAATGATTATACTTTACAAAAAGCTATTGATTTAAATATTGCCGAATATAACTCCTCCTCATTAACTGGTAATATTGAACTAGCGGTTGACCATATTATCTTACAGCTAGTTAAGTTTTTTCCTGAATATTTTCCTTTTGGAAAGGGAACTTTCCCAACCTTCTTTGGCGATCTTGAGGTTATAAGTACTGGAGAAGCTCACGAAGGTTCTCACTTCTTTGAGCAGGGAAAGGTGTGGGCTGGGGATCCTCCCCTATCTTCTTCAAGTATTGAATTGCAGTACAAGGGGGATGAAAATTTCAAATTTAATTATCGTGACCGCACATTCCCCATACCCCCGTTTGAAGAATATAAGTACTATAAAGATGCATATGTAACAGAATCAATGTTGCTTATGATTGTTGATATACTGACCTGTACTTTTGGTGTGCGTAAACAGTTTGCTTTAGAGCTTGCAGATCATATCCGTACCTATACTAATAATCAAAATGGAGATTTGCTTTACCTTGATAATGGGTGGTTATTTTTTACAGAAAACTTAGTTACTCCTACTAATGAAGATTATCTTTTTAAATGGATTGGAAATGAAGCGAATGTCTCAGGATTAGAGGATAAGGATAAGTATATCAGTTTATGGAACGGCAAATCATCTCATATTAAAATACTTCTTGATGCTGATTCCTTTGATTTTACAAGTGATGATTTGGATATAAATGGATCTCAATTATTATTTCAAATAGCTAGAGTTGTTAACGATTTTATCCCAGCACATGCTATTCCAGATCTTTATCTTAGTACTTCCGCGATAGATGATGAAGTAATAACCGATACGAGTGCAATTGGATTGCATTTTGATAAACGAGAATACTTTGCTGGTTTTAGTCCTAGTGCGTTAGCTTTTGCTAGGGGAGGAATTTATGGTACAAACTTCCATAGTAGTGGTAATGCTTTTGGTCGTAAAGCTGTAAATACCGTTCGTGATTTATCCCAAGAAGACGCAACAGGAGCAGCAGATGATCCCATAATTGCTCACAGGACAGCATGGCGAAGACGCAATTATAAAAACAGTCTTCCTAAGGACGGGTACTATGACCGTACTGGCTTTAATATGCCAAACAGTTTTGAAGCTTCAACATTAGAAAAGACTACTGTATCGTCATTGGGATTTTTACCTTTAGGATATATTTCGTATAATGGAATTTATCAAAACGCCGCTGATGTTAATAATCTTCATGCTGTTTGGGATCCATGTGAAAACTTAGATTCGTCTAATACCTTTTTTGAAGCCGACACAAGTAACACCTTCCCATGTCGTGGTTTATTGACCCAGCCTGTGTCATCGAACTATTACAATAACCGAGGTCAGCTCCATGAGTCTATTGCTCTTATGCATAGACTTAATGAAAAAAAGAAATTTGTTGAATCTGAAAAGATTTTATTGGAGAATTTTGAAGATTTTGCTCCATCAGCTGATTGGGTAAATCAAGTTCTAAGTATTGCTAATAGCGGAACTAATGCAAATACTTTTGGTCCGAACTCTGAAGATGAGTGGTATAACTTTGCATGGGGTAGAGGTATTCAAAAATTATATAAAGATTATATGAACTCTAGTAAATTTGATAGACATCATACCAGACCAGACCTTCTAACGAATTTGTCTGGCGGTCCTGATATAATATCACATACTTACACAGGAGCACTGCATAATGGATACTTTAATATTAATGGCTCTGGGGTAAATGCTAACCCTTATTCAGCCTTGGTAGCTTCTTCTTTTGCTACCTCCGATAGTTTACATATTGGCTACGATGATGGTTCTGGAATTCTTAGCTTCCTTACAATAGATGAAGCGATTTTTGGAACAAGTTCTGTAAGCTCCTTAAATGAAAGTGGAGTATTTGATGGATCCAATTTAATTCTATCTGATTTATCATCAATCTTTCAAGTTGAATTACGAAATTCACATATACTAAGCGGTGTGGAATTTGTTATTACAGCTGAATCTTTAATAAATCCAGATAATGGTTTTAGAATTTTTGAAGTTGATCCTATCTATGCTAACCAAACTTCGGATAATTATTTAATTAAAAATAGAGTAATTAAGTGCAAAAATATAGATGGACTTACTAGATTACGGTTCCCAATTAAGGGAAATTACGGAGTATTGAAAGATAATTTCTTAATTCCTGAACACGAATATGAAGTATCTATTAATCATTTAGTTGGTGAAGAAGCAGGTACTAGTTTTGGTGGTGCATCATTAGGCGTATTCATTCATACGCAGCCAGAAGGAGATCAAGATCTATTTTGGATTTGGTCACCTGAGGGTGAGTGGGTAATGTCGGATGCTTCTGCTATTAATAAAACTGCTGTACTTGAGAAGTATTCTCATGTAAATACTTTACCTGTTATTATTACTCCACCAGAAATTTCAGATTTCTCTTCCATAAATACAACCCTTGGGTGTATAGATGAGTTTGAAGTAGATAGTTCGGCTAATGTAAACAATAATCCTGCTGCCTTGAAAAAGATAACTGAATCTGATTTTTCAAAATTTAATATAAAATTCGATACTTTTAATCAACCTATAGCTGTTCCTCCAAAATATTATGGAATTGGAGGTGTTGGTCACTGTTCAGGTAATGGGGCTATAGAACAAGTACATAGGCTAAATCAAGCTTATGTTTTTGAAGTTTATATGATGCCTAATTATCAAAATCTAGAGAAATATTTACTATTAGATTATGTTTCTGTCAAAGACCTAACCTTACAGGATAGGGCTAAGATTAAACTACCTATAAGTAATGAAGTACTAACTCCAGAAGAGCTGGGTACGCCTTTTAATCCTTACTGTAGAGGACAAAAAGAGATAGTCTTGGAGCCAGATGAATTATTAACTATCCTACGCTTCTTTAATAAGATGGTAGATGATAGAGGTAGTCGCGATGCCGCTGTAACTGCTTCTACTTTTGAAACTGGTGGCGGTAGTAGGTTGAACTACAGGGAACATCCTAAGTGGGATGAAATAATAACAGCAGCTGATGCCAATCATGGGCAGCTGACATCAATTCAGGTAGATAATTAATGAGAGGCACCGTAGAAATATACCAAGATTATGGAGCTGATAACCAGAAAATGGTTTATCAGGAAGGTAACCTATTGGTCGATGGTGCGGGTAGTTTGATTGTAGATATGCTTACAACTTCTCCAAGTTTATCAGCACTACCTTCTGCATCCAGTCTGCTAGATACTTCTAACTATACCATACAAGCTATGTCCTTTGGTAAGGCTGAATCTGGTTATCAGAAAAATGCTCATACTTATCTTGGTAGTAAAAAAAACCTGTTAGCGTATTCTGAGGAGTTTGACAATACGGATGCTGGGGGGTGGGGCCATGGTGGAGGTGTTTATCTTCAAGTTTCTGCTGACCAAATCCCAGGACCATACGGAGGTACTTCTGCTGCGGAATTGTTTTTAGATACAAGTCCTGAATATCCTACACCTCAGGGTAATACGGCTGTACACCAACGATTTGAGATTCCAGTATCTGGGGCAGCATATACTGGTTCCATATTCGTTAAATCTACAGCCGGCACCCTTAATGATCAGGAACTAATACTAGCTGTAAAATATAAAGGGGATGCGGGGGCAAATGTAGCTCATACTCAAGCTACTTTCAAATGGGTTGATAACAGACTTGTGTTCGTTAGTGCTGCGAAAGGGGGAAGTGGGGATCATCAGAATAGGGCGCATGTAGAAGAACTGTCCGATGGTTGGTGGAGAATTGGTGTAACAAGAAATTGGCCTATTAATCAGACTGTGTATCAAGTAGCTTTTGAATTTTTTCCAACTGGTTGGACTACAGCCGAAACATCTCCCAATCCCAATAATACAGGATCAGTTTATGCGTGGGGGGCTCAACTAGAATTAGGAGATCATATAACCTCCTATCAGAAGTCTGAAGGTCCTAGATTTGTAGCCAATCAAAACTCTATATTTTCTACCAGCTCAGTTGGAGAGGATATTATTCGCACAGTTGAACGGTATGGGGCATCTAGTTATATTCCTGAAGATTCCTTACCAAGTTATCCAAGTCCGTTAGACAATAGGCTTGAAAAAGACACTAGAACTGCCGCAGAAATAGAAACTGGACTTGATAATTCTGTTGGGCATAATTTAAATGTTGTACCCTATAGGGATCAAATTCTTTCTAATTTTATATCAGTAAGTTCTTATGATACAGACGAAGGGCTTGGTATAACTGGTCCTTATGTATCCTCCCTTGGGTATTTCATGGGTTGTTATCCAGAGGGGTCTGGTACTGGTGGTAGTCCCTGGGTTCTAGTTCGTAGTTTTGATGGAAGCTTTGTAACTAGTCCAAGCGCACATGCAATAACTAATGCTGCTGCTACTGAAGTATCTGCTACAATAGTAAGTGGTGTTTACAACAGCGTATTCAATGATGCTAGTTCTATGGATACTTCTGGTTTTGTGGGTAAGGTCTTTGATCCAAATCAAGCTATAGCGCCTTTAGGAAGTAATAGCTTGTCAGGCATAGTTGTATCTTCTGATAATACTTTTTCTGGGGCTGGTGGGGCGGTAGCTTATATGGTAACAATTGGTTCTGGAGATGTAGGGTATAGTAATTTCTATGGGGGTATATATAATATGGGTTTGTGGGTGATAGATAATAAAGCCACACTTGCTGAAGGTAATACTCCTCCTTATTCCTTTAGTCCCCTAAATAATCCTAGGAAATATAAACTATTTTCTAAAAAAACATTAAACGAGAATTTATGTAAGATCACTGATTCAGGAATTGCGCCGTACCTTTATGGGTCTGGACAGCATAAGGATCTTACTATTATATGGAGACTAAACTTTTAAATGAATTTTATAGAAGAATTAGAAATCACTGGCCATCTACAAATAATTAAATTATTTAGAGATGGTACAGAGGAGATGGTTTATGACGATCATAATGTCATTACTTCGGGTATGGGTGTAGGCCTTAGTTACTTTTTTACTGGATCGGGTTCTAAAAATATAATGGACTATCAGATTGATCGTTTTCAGATCGGAGTTTCTGGTCCTAACCCTACTGATCCAGCAAGTTCTATATTCGCACTAAGTGGCGCTCTTGAAACTTTGGAAGCGTATGGTGGGACCTCATCTAAGCTAATTCTTGAAGAGCATAAACAAGTTTTGGATACCGCAATTGATGTTTCTCCAACTAATAAAGTATTTGCAGTTATCCCAGCTAAACATGTATCTCGTCTTAGTGACACGGGGGTTCGCTATATGCTTGTTCTTGATGAAGAAGCCTGTATATCAGCTGATGTGGGGACAGTGGGTAGTACTGCAGATGTCGTAGCGGGTCCTGGGAAAGGGGCATTAAATGAGGTTGCTTTATTTATGAAAAACCCTATGGCTCGTGTTGGAGACAATGCCTCAATAATGGTTGCTTATCGTACTTTTAGTGATATCGTTAAAACGAATGATTTTTCGTTAGTATTTAGATGGAACATTAATTTCTAGTTATGCCTTTCCTCCCAAATGACCACTACACCACAAGTGGAGATGTTAAACTTTTAAACTCTTGGAGGGCAGATGTCTATAAGTTTGACACAAGCTCTTTCTATAACTGGGAACAGGATAATGAGCCTATTCATGACCTAGAAGAGCGTACTCACTTATTGTGGGAGCGTGAGGGGTATCCAACCTCTTCTGTCCCAGGCCTAGCCCTAGCAGTTTCCGCTGATGCTGACGATTCAGCGTTAGAATGTAACCCCAATTTATTTACTGATGTCAGTTCGGCCATTAAAGCGTTACCTGAAGTCTTACGATTCCCCGTTATTCTTGAAGTAGCATCTTATGGAGACTTGGGCACTTTAGAGCTTAATAACTTGAAGTGTGCTCAGGGTGGATCTCTTGAGATTATAAACAGAAACTTTGCCAAAATTTATTCTTCAGGTGCTGCTATAGAGCATACTACCACCTTTCCTTATTCTGTAACTAGTATAACTTCTGCTGATGTTAGCACTACTTTTGTTGAAGCTTCCGCATTAAGTATTAGCACACCAGTTGTCAGCTCTACTTCCCCCAATGTGGATGAGAGATTTACTAAGCATAACAGAGCTGTTTGGCAGAGCGGCGGTTTCGATG